GGGGTGGGGTCTAAGAATCCTAATGGCCTTCAACGATCTACTTCCAGTAAGAATTAGACCAATCAAATCAAAGCGTGCCTGGAGGAAGCCCCGGTATCCAATACGGGTATGGGTGTTCACTTATCGAATGCTATGGCGAAGTCATTGGAAGAACCAACTCAAAGCTAAACTCGGACTAAAGAAGTAATAAATGACATACCCAGTTTTTTCTGCGAGCGCGGTTTCACCCCACGCTTCTCCAGGAATTTACGCAGAACAGTCAAATTATCCGGAAGGATGCAACGAATGATTGAAGAATCAATAAAGAACTGGCTTGAAACGCTGGAACTTAACCTTGAACAAAAAGTGTTATCGGGTTTGTGCCTACGTCTGGCCCAGTCCTTTGACCAACAAAGCAACACAAGCACGGCTGCAGAGCTTCGGAAGACAGTCCTAGAGTTACAGCGTTCCCTCGGCGCTTCTAACGTGGATGTTGACCCGCTGGAGAAGTTACTCACTCGCTAATGCTCCAGCTCCCGACTACTTACACGCCTCCCCTATCGGATGACTTCATAACCGACGGGGATAAGCTCATAGAGTTTGCCAAGATCGCGTGGAGTAGCCCGGAGAGTCCAGACGGCCTAGAACTAGACGAATGGCAGAAGTGGTTGCTTCGAGCTATCCTTGAGCGTTACCCGGCTAATCATCCGACCTATCCCAATCGACTCCGGTATCGCCAGGTAGTCATCTCCGTTGGAAGGCAGAACGGTAAGTCACTTATTGCAGCCATGCTGGGACTCTATGGCTTGCTCCTTCATGAGATTGGCCCACAGTGCATCTCACTAGCATCGAGCACCGACCAGGCGAACATCGTTTACAACCGCGTTCTTTACGTCATCAATAGCAACCCATTCTTGAAGAAGCGATTCAAGCGCGCAACGGAGACCCGCGGAATTGTGACTTCGGATGGAGGAGGACGCTACGATGTCAAGGCAGCTAAGGAAGCGGCACTCCAAGGTATCCCAATTAGCTTTTGTTTGTTCGATGAGCTACACCTTGCAAAAGAGGGAATGTGGTCAGCTGCGGTTCTCGGAACCTCCCAGCGTAAGGATGGAATTGTTGTTGGAATTACGACAGCTGGTGATCAAAACTCGAAGACTCTAATTGACCTTTACAAGTCAGGTAAGGCTGCAGCTAACGGAGCAACGGATCTAGAACGCTTTGGCTTCTTCTTATGGGAAGCACCGGAGAACTCCCGCGTGGATGACCCAAGCGCAATTATGAAGGCTAACCCTTCTATTGCTGCAGGTCGTATTGGCATGGAGCAAGTCATCTCGGACTTGAAGACAATTCCAGAACACGAAGCTAGACGTTATCGACTAAATCAATTCATCGCTGGATCTACAAACTCTTGGTTGCCAGGAGACTTGTTTAGAGCTGCAACCGGACGTGGAGTTACCAATCTAACCGGAGGAGTCTTCTCCGTAGACACTACGACTAATTGGGGTCACGCGACAATAGCCTATGCCAATGACATCGACGGGATTCACGAAACGGAATTGGTCATGTCTTTGGTCTCGCCTACGGAGCAACAACTATTCAATGAGCTAACATCGCTTTATAGCAGACACAGTCCGCGAGCGATAGTGCTGGATGATCGTCAGTTACCTGGTCTAGCCAAGAGACTAAAAAACTCTGGGCTTCCGGTCTGGACACTATGGGCCAAAGAGGTCTCGTCAGCATGCTCGACTGTCTTTGCTATGTTTAGCACTGGCTCCGTTAGGCACAACAGCGATCCCCTCCTGGTTGCTCAAATGCCTAACGGGGTCGCTAAATACTCCGGAGAGAGTTGGTTCATAAGTCGTAAAGAATCACTTGGAGACATCGACGCAGTAATGGCAACGGTGTTTGCACTTTACGTTTCTTCACGCGCACCACACGCAACAATCGGAGTCTATTAGTCGGTGGTCTATGGTATCCTTGACTCCAAATGGCATCTATTCTTGACAGGCTACTAGGACGCAAGCCAGAGGTTCGCGCCGTTCAGCCAACTATCCCAACTAGACAACCGAGCATCGTAACTCCGAACTCGGCTCTAAGTCTCACCGCCGTCTATCGCGCTATCCAAATCATCGGAACTCCGATTAGCAAGATGACCATCAACACTTACCGGTTCGCTACTGGAGTTGAGCTAAAGGTTGAAAACCCAGTTCTAGTAAACAACCCTTCACTAGATCAGAACCGTAAAGACTTCTTATTCCAGACCGTCGTAGATCTAGCTCTCCAGGGCAACTCCTACTGGTATAAGCAATACTCTTCTAACGGTCAGGTAAACAACCTAACCATCCTTCCGGCAGCTTCGGTTATGCCTTCTTACCCAAAGATGCAAGACGGCACAATCGACTACTCGACAATCGTTTACGACTACATGGGCAAGCGTTACACCAAGCGCGAAATCGAACACCTAAGAGTCTTTAGCCAGTCCGGTCAGCTAATCGGAATCAGCCCAATCGCTTCTTGCTACAAAGACATAAGCGCAGCTTTAGATCTACGCGACTACGCTATGAACTGGTTTACCGCTGCAGGAGTTCCAACCGGAGTCCTAAAGACTAACCAGATGTTGAACAAGGCAGAAGCCGACGAAGTAACTAACAACTGGCACAACAAGCAACAGAACCGTCAAGTTGCAGTTCTGGCTAATGGTTTTGATTACCAGCAGATAGCGCTCTCACCTAGAGACGCACTATTCACCGAAGTTCAAGACCAGCAGACACAGGCAATCGCCAGGCTATTCGGTATCCCGCCAAGGTTGCTAATCACTTCGGTTCCAGGATCATCGGATACTTACACCAACTTGCAGGATGAGAACCAGGTCTTCTTCCGTCACACACTTATGGCTTACACCGATGCAATCACAGACGCACTTAGCAACTGTTTACCTAGAGGCAACCGGGTCGAGTTCGACTTCGAGCATCTATTCAAGGCAGATGTCGCAGCACGTTACAACTATTACCAGACCGCAATCGCAGCAGGTATCCTAACCGCCGAAGAGGTCAGAACGAAAGAAGGACTGGATGTCTGAAATGATTACACGCGAGTTTCAGGCTCGCCTAGTTGATTCCGAAGAGAGAACTATCGTCGGTCTCGCAGTTCCATATGGTCAAGAGATTGACCTAACTGGCAACACCAAAGAGCGCTTCGAGGCTGGGGCTATCCAGAGCATCGAGGACGTTAAGTTGTTCTACGGTCACGAAGAGCCAATCGGTAAGGTCATGGAAGGTCGCGACACCGATGAAGGCTTTGAAATCGTTGCAAGAATTAGCGACACAGTTCGCGGAAACGAAGTTTACACACTACTACAGGACGGCGTCCTAAATCGATTCTCGGTTGGCTTCTTCCCGGTTAAAGACCGGAAGGAAGGTCAAACGATAGTTAGAGAACTAGTTGATCTCAAAGAGGTTAGCGTGGTTCCCTTCCCAGCCTTTGAAGGCGCAAAAATAACCGAAGTCCGTAGCGAATCAGAGATCTCAGAGGTCGAAGAGGATGCAGAGACTCCTAATGAAACAGAAAGTGAAACAATGGAAAACATTGAACTTGACGTTCGCACCGTTCAGGACGAGGTTGCAGAATTGCGCCGAGTTATCGAAGCAGGTCAGACCGTCGCACAGGCAACACCAGCATCACACAAGTTCCGCTCACAAGGCGAGTTCGCAAAGGCACTAGCTACTGGAGACGAAGACGCAAAGGCTCTAGCACGCGCAGCTTCTACTTCTGCAGACACCGTTGCTCTACCAGGCTTTGTTGGATTCATCAACAACTTGATCGACACCAACCGTCCAGCTCTATCCGTGTTCTCTCGCGCTGCACTTCCAGCAAACGGTCTAACCGTAGAGTTCGCACAGGTATCAGCTAACACATTGGCAGTAGGCGTTCAGGATCCAGAGAACGAAGAGCTATCATTCGGTAACTTGACAATCGACTCTGTATCTGCAGACGTAATCACCTATGGAGGTTGGAGCAGCTTCTCAAAGCAGACCATCCAGCGTTCATCCGTAAACTACCTAGACACCGCTCTACGCGCTCTATCTATTGCTTACGCGAACACAACCAACAAGGCAGTAGTAGATCTAGTGGAAGCACAGGACTACACAGGCAAGCGTTGGGACGTTTCAGCTGGAACTTCCGAGGCTCTTATCGGTGGTCTAGCAGACGCATCTTCTTACATCTTCAAGGAGACCGGACTACGTC